CGCCGCTCCAAAAGCGACTCTTAATGAATGGTTGGTTGATTCACTCGCTAATCCAACTGGCTCAAGTGCCGCAACAAACGCAGACGGTGTAGATATCACTCTGTCAAATGCCGCTAACTTAATTGACAGCCGCGCTCGTCTAGGTAACCGGGTAGCGACACTCAGGGATATCTTCGCAGTTTCTCGTCAGGCTGAAATGGTTGATGTTGCTCCTGGTGGTTCGCTCTTTGCGGCCTCAACTGCAAAATCTTTAATCCAGTTAAAGAACAGCCTTGAAGTGGCAATCGCTTCAAACAACGATCAAGCCGCTGGTGATGCTAGTAATGGTGCGACCATGTGCGGACTTGGAATTTGGTCCGACCCAACTGCAACAGGCAACACTTTCGACACATCCTTGAAACAAGGTTTCCGTGCAGTAAGTGGTTCAAGAGTAAGTCTTGCAAGTTTGACAGAATCCGCTTTTCGTGGACTCCTTCAGGCTGTTTACACTGCCGCTGGTTCTAAAGGTTCTTTTAAACTTTTTGGAGGCCCATCAGTCGTAAATAAAATTACTGACTACACAAGATCCACCACTGCAAACAGTGACTTTAACTTCAACCAGGATGTTAAGGATGGTATCTTGAAATTATCAGTGGTACAATATATCTCCGACTGGGGTGTAGTGGACATAATCCCTACAATTTGGAACGGGCGTCGGGATGCCGGAGCAAGCGGAACAAGTACCGCACTTGGAACTGTTAACACAGATCGAGGATATCTCCTCCCATCTGATGACACTGTTTCCTTGAAGTTCTTGGAAGGCATGACTGTTCAGGATCTTCCTGACAACGGTGCCGGAAAACGCGCATTCACAGAGTGTATGGCTACAATTCGTGTCAGCAATCCACGCGCGCTAGGAAGTATCGTATAAGTTACTGAATATCAATAGTTTAATTTGGTTCATTAGTGTTATTTGGGGAGGCCGGTTGGGTAGTGGCCGGCCTCCCTTTTCTTTTTAGAATATGAGTCTCAATATAATAGTAAAAGGCGGGAAAAGAAGTGGAATGTCGGGCGAAGAAATGGCTCAGTATTTAGCCAAGAAAGTGGATCGACAAGCCGCTCAAGAAAAAGCTGGATATAAGCAAAGAGCATTAGCCGCTCGTAAGTACGGCCAATCTGTTAGCGGAGGGAAAAACTTCCGAGCAGTTCGGTCCGTAGATTTATCCACTTACATGAGACATGAACAGGAAAGACCAGGCTGTATGTCCGACCCTCAATATTCTAAAGACTTCGCAAAAGCCAATCCCGAAACTGTGATCGGATCTTGAGAACTGTAACCTACACCGAACTTAAAAATCGATTCACCTCGGCTATCGGGGTGGATACATTATTGACGGTCGAAGAAACAGCATTCAAGAACTCATTGAACGACCGAGTAAAGGGAGCATGGACCCGCGCACAATGGCCCGAGCTAATGACAGTAGTAGAGAAATCTGTTGCCGCCGTTACCTCGCCCATAGTTGCAGACAAGGCCGTGCAAATCGACAACGATGCAAATCTAATGGATGTGTTTTCGGTCTTCGATAAGAATCCATTATCGGATCGAACAGCATTCAAATTGGATTACAATTTAATCAATGGGTATTTAGTATTACCCGCCAATTCGTCTCAAAGTTCAGTCTTTGTGATGGGCAACCAGGTAACCCCCTCGAGTTATGGTGACGGCGGGGGAGAGACTTCCACTCTACCAAGGTTCTTAGAGCGTTACTTACTTTTAGCGACCATTTCCGACTGGTACAAATCAGACGGCCAGTTGGAGAAATCAATGCAACAGGAACAAATGGCGGAAGAAACCTTGGCACTCGAAATCGACCGAGTCGAGAGGCTGGAAGGAATGAACAAAATATCGGTCAACACTTACCCGAGCTACAGCTTCGGAGTTAACATTTTAACAACAGTATAATATTATGGGAATCAGCAGTATAAATGTTTTAAACAGTATGGGAGCCAATGGCTCTGCATATGTCAACGACACAGCCGCCCACACAAACGGCACAGACGGATGGACAGCGATCCAGTTTACCGAGGACTCAGTCCTTGCCGCTTTAGTCGGCAAAATGGATGACTCAGCGGACTTAATTTCCGATGCGGTTACCTTTGCGGCTGGGCAAGTTTTGTATGTCCCTTGCACATCGGTTTCGCTCACTTCGGGAGCTTGCATCTTGTATAAGGCATAAGCGATGCCGGATCTCGCACTAGGCTTAATGATCGGGGAGGGCGATGCAGATTCGCACATCCCACCCATCGGAGTCGATGGTGCATTACAAGCAGAAAGCGGACCCTATTTAAATACCGAGGACGGAAATATTTTAGCATTTGATTAAAGGAAAATAAAACATGGCAAATAAAAAATTAAGCTCATTAAACGCTCTCGGGACCACTCCCGCCGTTGGCGATATCCTAGCAATCACCGATGTTTCGGATACCACCGGTTCAGCACAGGGTACTACTAAAAAGGTAACCGTTGCCAACCTGGTAGCGGCCGCCCCACAGGGTGATTTACTCGCATCGAATAATTTATCGGATGTTGCAAATGCGGGAACGAGTCGGACGAATTTAGGACTCGGTACTGCGGCAGTTGCAAACACAGGCACATCGAATGGTAATGTAGTTGTATTAGACTCAACAGGACTACCAGCAGTAGACGGATCGCAGTTAACAGGTATAAATGTAGCTTTTACTGATATTCTAACTAAGACTGCTAACCATACACTCGTGGATGCTGATAGCGGAAAAGTTATTTTCTGTAACTCAAGCAGTCGAATTGACATTACAGTACCGTCAGGTCTTACAAGTGGATTTAATTGTCGGGTGGTTCAAGGTGGTACAGGTCGAGTAAGATTCCTCACGAGCGGTTCAACTATTAACGGATATACTAGCGGTTCAAACACACCAAATGCAGTTCTTGGTCAACACGGAGTAGCAGACTTAGTACCGACAGGATCGAATGCTTATACTTTAGCGGGGGACATTGACTACTTATTTATATATGGTAACACAAAGTCTTTGGAACTAGATGGTGTCGATGACTACATGGATGTAGGAAATATTGCTGAGTTAAATTCGGTGACGAGTTATTCAATTAGTTATTGGGTGCGTGAAAAAAGTGCAACAGGAACAGATCAAACCTATCATTGGAATGCAGGAACTTCAATTCCAGGAATTAGTCTAGTTTACTTCAATAGTAGTGGCGTTGGATTTACTACCAAATTAGGTGGTTCAATTAAAACTATAACTTCTAGTGGTAGACCCTCTTTTGATGTTTGGCACAATGTTGTAGTTTCTTTTGGAAGCTCGACCACAAAAATTTACATTGATGGCGTACTAAAAGCATCGACCAATCATGGATCAACAACCACAGATTCAAATGTGGGCGATAGTTTCAGAATAGGTGCTAGACTTAATACCACAAAAGTGGTCAACGGATACCTCGATGAGTTTGCGATTTATTCCGAAGCTTTAACTGATGGATCGGTAAGTGTAGGTGCGACAGCAGGGGGGCAAGTTGAAGATATTTACAAAGGTCAATCTAGTGGTGGATCAGGAGGCACAACAGGAACACCAGGTGATTTAACTAGCTTTCAAGGCACAGGAAATGGTGGATTAGCTCATTGGTGGCGATTTGAGGATAGTCCTAATGATGTGATTGGATCAAATAACGGAACATTAAACGGAACAACTTATTCAACTGAGACACCATAATTATGATTTATGTAATAATAGAAGCAGATGAAGTTGATAATGTAGATTTCAGCCAAGTAGTTGAAAATAATGCTAACTCAATTCGCTACAAAGCAGACGAGTCACAGGCAATAGTTAAGTTTGAGGGGGATACACCTAGTTTTTTAGAAGGTAAAACTCAGTATTCTCATTCTGAAATATTAGCTATAGTAAATACTGCGGAGTGGAATTCTGAATGATTTACGCCATACTATTATTGGCGATATGCCTGACCGGATGCAGTATGCGCTCTGTCTACCCAACGTTGGGAGGTATAGCTGGTGGTGGAGTAGGGTCGATAGGTGGCCCAGGCACAGCGGCATTGGGTGCTGGTGCTGGCGTATTAGCTGGTGAAGCACTTAAAAATAAAGATGCCCTCGTAGAAGCAGAAGAAACCATCGAAGCACTTAGTCACGGAGATGTATCAGCCTTAGTCGCACAGGGTATGCAAGAGCATAAAACAGGATTCGATGCATTCACTGCAACGATAAAAAAGATACTCACAGGAGCGGCAGTATTACTTGGTGGATACCTACTAATCCCAATCTTTGTGGCTAAACGAACTGCTCGTCAATGCTCACAAACAGAAGCAATTAAACACGCCACTCGTCCTCCCTTCCCCGTCCGTCCCTCCGACCACAAATGAAAAATTTTAAATTACTCGCACAGCAATTTTCAACACTCTCCACTAAAGCAAAAATGGTAACCATATTTGTCGGACTAGTCGTAGGTATAATCGTTTTAGACTGCTTATTCTAATGGACCGCACCGCACTAGCTGGATTCGGGGGATCGCTTGCCAGTATCAGCGGTTCATACCATGAGCTTATCGGTATCATTGCCGGGGCTATGACAATCATTTACATGGCGGTAAAGATTTACCAGGAGGTAAAAAAGAAGTGAGCAGATACCGGTCATATGGTAAGCTCGATGATAAATTCGTGACTGAAGGAGATACCTTCTTTCTGCGAATGAATGCCCGACTGCGGCCTAATCAATTGAAGCCTGGTGAGGTTGCCCTGTCAAAAAATGGCCGAATGAATGAAGACGGCACATGGCAGACTCGTAAAGGTTTATCGACTTTATTCGGATCAATTACATCGGGAGCCAATGCCATCCGTTTACCCTACACCATTCAAAGTGCCCAGCGAAACAGCGGAGTGGTAACCATTGTCCTTAATGAAACGCCATCCCTTTCTTTTATACCAGGAGAAAATATTCATGTGGCCGACTTGGACTCTTCGGCAAACGGGACACAGACTTTAACCTCGGTAAATTTTACGACTAAAACAATTACCTATGCGAACGCCGGTAGTGATACTGTATTTAGTATTAACGGCGAGGGCGTTGGAAATACATCAGTGGTTTCTGCTGGAACCGCAATCTCGACCACTTTGAACTTTACCCTTAATGACGATGGAGTAAACGAGGTATTCGGATCAGCAGTATTCTCCGATGCGGCATCCAATTCAGATGATTATATTCTAACTGCCACAGATACAGTCTGTATAATCTTTCGTTTGAAGGACTCCGCACTTTTTAAATGTCGATATGACGGGGGTGGGGAGTCCGTGGATGCACCTGTTAACCTGACTCAGGGACTCGGTAAGATGTTTATCTTTCGGACAAATCAGACAACTCTTGAGGCATCTCCTAAAGTTAATTTAATTGAAGTATCTTCAGCCTCTCAGACTTCAAACACAATTACAGTTAATACATCTTCAGACCATAACCGAGTGGTAAATGATTTTGTGACTCTTAGCGGGTTCGGGAATTATACGGAGAATCCAAATGACTGTTACCAGGTTAAAACTGTTGTATCTCCAACAAGTTTTACAGTAACTAAAGAGGCCGCACAGACTGCCACTTTTAATGTATCGGGTGCAAAGGTTGAATACTTTGACGACTTCACAAAAGTTGCAAACGGGACATACACCGCACCGGTTTATCTTACCGATACTACCGCAGTCGCACAGGATGGAGTGGTGACGATGGATATTTCACCTAGTACGCACGGCCTGTCGGTCGGGGATAACTTAACTATTCAGTCCGGCACAAGCCCATTCGATTTATTTGCCGATCAAAAAGTCAGAGTTACGGGAGCGCCAACAGTCAACCAATTTACATTTAATTTAGAAGTCGCTAATGTTTCTGTTGGACAATCAAAATCTTTAACAGTCAATAAACCATTGGCCATCGGAAAAGGATTTATTCATCAACCCTCCGCCCCGTGGGGAGTTGTACATGAAAGAAGGCTATGGCTTCCGTATTGGTACACTTCGGCCACTACGCCAACGGACCGAGACATTAGAGATGAAATCGTGGCATCGGATATCATGGATTTCAATACATTTGATGTAATTGGAAATCAGTTCAGACCGACTGCGGGGCAAAGTGATTTCACAGTTCAGCTTACTCCATTTACCAAGGATAGCCTGGTAATCTTTAATCGAAAATCGATCCACCTAATGACAGGAATAAGCGGATCTCTTGCAGATGTTTCGACCAATGTGGTAACAACTGAAATCGGATGTTCGGCAAGAAAGACTGTCGTCCAGGTAGCTAATCAAATAATGTTCTTATCTGACCAAGGAATATATTCTATAACCTTTCTTGATGAGTATAATTTGCGGGGAACAGGCACTCCATTATCCGAAACCATCCAGCCTTATATCGACCGAATAAATCAGGACTACGCTCACCTATCCTGTGCAGTTTATTTCAATAATCGGTATTGGATTGCATTGCCAATTGACTCTTCAGTCGGTGCTGGGGATGCCACAAAATTGAATACAATAATTGTTTACAATTTTATTAATGGTGGGTTTGAAAGTATTGACACAGTTAATTCTGCCGAGTTTGCGATTCGTGAATTATTAGTCGGACGGGAAGGCGCTCAGAATGCTTTATATGTATCCACGGAAGAAGGTGGGATTCACAAAGTCGATGCAGTTGAGGGCGGTGATGTGGTATCGCTGACTGCCGGCCAGGCAGAAAATAAAACTATTAAAGTAGTCTCTCAGATTACCACTCGCCAATATGATGCCGATCAAATGGATCGCAAAATGTTCAGCCGTGCAGAGTTTCATATTAAGAGCGGTGAGGAAACGATTACGGATGGTAACATTAGTTTTGTAACGGAAGATCCTGACTCAACCACTTCATCCACTTTGGTCTCTTCTTTGATTGGCTCAACCTTACCGGCAAATGAAGACTCATCGATCAGACTGGGGATCAGAAAAAGAGGCTTCGGTATTCAAGCAGACTTTCAACCAACAGAGGGCAGACCCTATCTTCGAGCCGCCAAAATAGATGCACGGATAACGGATCGTTCGACAACAAGTATTTCATAAGGAGAATAAATCATGGGAGTTTTAACAACGGGACAGACATTTTCGAGTGGAGACCAAGTAACGGCCGCCAAACTTAACGACATTGCAAATCAGGCAACATTTACCTCGGCAAGTGCGACCACAGACGACTCCACTTTAACCCTTGGTTCGAGCAAGCTGAAAGTAAAAGACCTCGGGATCACATCGACTCAGCTCGCCACGGACTCTGTTATCACTGCAAAGATTCAGGACGGAGCAGTAACCTCGGCCAAGCTCGATGCGGGTGCAGTTAGTGTCCTTATGCCGAGCGGTTCGCTCATGCCATACGCTGGTTCATCTGCTCCGACTGGTTACCTCCTCTGCGATGGTGCGGCAATTTCAAGGACAACTTATTCAGCTCTGTTTGGTTTAGTCGGTACAACTTACGGATCGGGCGATGGTTCATCGACTTTCAACATCCCCGATCTTCGAGGGCGAGTAATTGCTGGACAGGATGATATGGGCGGAGTATCTGCCAATCGATTAACCGGTTTGTCGGGCGGAGTCGATGGAGATGTTTTAGGCGGCACAGGGGGTGCTGAAACGCACGGCTTGAGTCAGGCTGAAATGCCCGCCCACCGACACTTAGCTGTTCATGGTCCTATAACTTCACCCGTTCCCTATTACCATAGTTCACCTGGTCCAAACACGACACTAGCGGGGAATTTTGGTGGTGGTACTCCCGATGACTCTGTTCACGAAAGTTATACGAAAGTGACGGGTGGAACAGCGGGAGAGAGTGGCAGTAATTCGTCAACTAGTAGCTATTCAACTACTGCCCACAACAATGTCCAGCCGACCATCATTTTAAATTACATAATAAAGACTTAAAGATATGAATATTTGGGATTTTGTACCACTTTACACAGACTACGATGACTATGGCCTACTTGAGCGAATTGCTCGGGGCGGAGCGGCAAAGTCATGGACAGATGACCAAGGAAGGTCAGTAACTTCGGATGGGATTCTCTTTACTTCCAAATCTGTAAAAGACCAAGGATTCGATGAGGCCATGAGGCAATATGATTCTGAAAACCAAGAAAACGAAGAGTTAGCTATGATTAACCCAGCCGAGAAAGAAATACTTAAAATGTCCGGAGCCAGCGGGCAAATGACAAAGTCGGGTATAAAATCCTACGCCCCCGAAGATCCGCTCAAACAGGCGGCAACTCTCCTTAATATGGCCGCCCCACAAGGTGAGGGCTTGGCATACATTAATCAGGACGAGGCTGAGATGCTCAAAGATGCCGGTGGGGCGGGTGAGCCGGTAAACAGTTCAGGCGTACCTTCTTTCTTTATTAATAAATTATTTGGCGGTGGGAAAGATGCTCCAGCCTTACCCGAATTTAATGTTGGCAAATCAGCAAGCGATTATGTCGGAGCAATGGCAGACTCAGGACTTCAGGACCAGCTTTTAGGAGTCCGCCAGCAGTACGATCCACAATACCAGGATTTACAGATGGGCCTCGCCCAGCGAGCCGCTGACCCATTAGCAAACCTAGCTGAGACATCTGCCCTCAGAGGACAGGACTTTGGGGCTAGACTGGCGGAAAGACAGGTTGGATCGGATATCAGTATGATGAACCGCTTTGGTGCGGACATGAACCAGGCTTATCGGGCATCCGACCCACTCATGCAAGACCGTACCCGTCAGGCTAATCAGTTAGCCGATCAGGCGTTCAATGAGGCACAAATGACTGACTTATCTCCCGAAATGAGAAGGCGGGCAACTCAGTCCGCCCGTGAAGGATTAGTCGCACGGGGCAGAGAAATGGATAACGCCGGTATAGCGGCTGAAGCGATGAGCCGGGAAGATTATTTACGCAAAATTATAGGCGAAAATCGAGACGATGCGATGAAGTTTGGTGGGTATGCAATGCGAGGTAACCAGGCAACCTCAGTTGATCCATTGGCATTCCTCCGAGGTGGCCAGAACTTCGCCCAGCAAGGATTTAATGAAAGGTCAGCAATGTTCGGAATCCCACAGGAACAGGTGACACGGATTAACCCCGATGCCGGAGTAAATATCGGAATGCAAGAATATGCGAACCGAGCAAATTACAATGCCAATACTTATGCGGCCCGTGAACAGGCGGCCAGTGGGGCGGCTCAGGGATTTATGAAAATGCTTGGTTCGATTGGTTCAGCGGCAGTAGGAGGCGGCGGTTAGCTAGGACAATCTAATATAAGGCAGAATAAAAATTTTGGCGGAGGAACACAGACATATCGAGGAGGCAGTGGGAACACTATGCTGACGGGCGGATACAAACTATTTTAATATTATGGCAATAGGAGATACAGTACAGGCGGGTTTAATGAGGACAGATTCCTCACCCATACTTATAGCGGGTCAGGCACAGGCTCAAGCGAACCAGGCATTCGGAAATGCGGTGGGCGGTGTAGTCGAAAAGTTTTATCAGAAGAAGAAGGATAAACAGGAAAGAGATGAGCGGGAACAGGCTTACCTCAAGATGGGACTTACCAGCGAGGAGGCCAAAGCGGCAAGCCGAGATAAAGACTTAGCCAATCAATTCATCAATAAGATGAATGCGGACAGGAATTTCAATTTGCAAATGCTTCAGTTTAAAGACAATGAGGCTTTAAATGCCGCCCGAATCGCATCCCTTGCAGATGATTCGATTGGTAGGATTGCTGATAGGGAAATGGCGGAGGAGAACAAGCAAAAACAAATCGGCATGTCGGAAGCCCTATTAGCTGAAACAACTGATCCCGAAGTCCTAGAAGATTTTAACGAAGCACAACCTGGTCTTTTTGCTCTAGGCGGGAACCAAGGTGTAAGAAATCGATTTTTAGAATTTCAAAGGGATGAAGCACCCACAGTATTAGGCGGAGAACTTGACTCCTCTAATTTCGCTCGTTATGCGAGGGAACAAAATCTTGATCCTGTGCTTGCTGGTAATTACTTTATGAATTTGCAGAAGGCGGAGCAAGCAGTAGCTAAAGAAAATACAGGCAAGATTGGAGATCAATTCGCATCAAGATTACCGGCATTAGAGCCTTATTATTTTAGCGAGTCTGATGCCACAAACGCTGTAAGCAGAGAAGCAACAAAGCTAAATATAAATCTTAATAAAGATCAATTGGCTCAAGCGGTATCTAAGCAAAAAATCATACCGACTAAAGATTTAAGATCAGCCGCAGACACTCGATTTAGTAAATTAAATCTTGATGAACCAAGGACAATTTTAGAAGCGGCGGATGATCTAGAATCTTTCTTAGATGAAGGGGGAGTGCTGTCGGGTAAGGTAGCGAAAGAAAAACTTGCTAGAATGGTACAACCAGCGGGCATATTAACCGAAGACGATTTGCGTAGGATGGGGACATCTTCGGCATTTATGGACTCCTTAAATACTTTGCTAGAAGAGAAAAAGACAGGCAAAATAGATAAAACACTAGAAGGATATCTTCGGAACACTACTAAGGTATTTAGACAACGCGCCCAACAAGTATTAAGGGAAAAAACGGATTGGACTGTAAAGTCTCTTGCAGATAATTTTGGGATTACGCCCGAAGAGGTGAGAAAATATACTCAGTTCGGCGGCATAATGTACGGATTTGATCAGCCCAGCAACCAAAGCCCGCAACAAGGACAACCTCCTCAAAATCCAAGTGTTCAATCGCCTAGTACATTAAAAAGTGGCGGTATATTCACACCGATTGCTCCGTAATGGCTAAGTACGAAATTAGTCACCCCGAGCTACCACAGGTCCGAGGGATACTAGAATTAAAGGATGGCGAGGAACCATCCGATCAGCATTTTTGGGAAGCGGCTAAGACGATGGTGCGGCCATACGGTGCATCGCAATTATCAGACGAGGCTAAAATATCCGCTTATCGAAATGGATTCTTTGATACTCCATCCAGTCCGATATTGGATGTGGATGATGACCCTGAAACCATTCAGGACGAAGAATCACCTGGTTTACTTTCTACCCTTGGGGATATGGTCGATAACTTAGGCACAAGAATTGACCCATTAACTTCCCCATACTCTAAAGTCCTTCAACTAGATGATGAAGCAGTATCCTACGATAAAACAGAAAATATAGAGCAATTTAGGGAAGCGGGAAAAAGACTTTTTGGGTTATTAGATAACCAAGAAAGTTTAGGCGATTTAGGATTCGATCCAATCTCCGAAGCACTCAAGCAGACAGGGATGCCATTTTATCAAAAAAATAAAGATGCCCGTGGCCGAGTTAAAGCCGCCGCAATGGATTACGCATCTGACAATATAAAATCATCTGTCGGAATGGGTACAGCTAGGGCATGGAAGACACCTGAGTTCTTACTTCGGGGCGGAGCCGCATTATCAAATTATTTAACTTTAGATGAAGAAGATGACGGAGAAGTCCTTAGCTATGTAAATAGTTTAATCGGATTTGATAAGGTAAATTACGAGTATGAAACTGCCGCCGAGTTTGCCGCATGGGTGATGGATAATCCTGTCGATGCATTAAAAGGAACAGTTGGAGTAGAACCCGAATCTATGACATTCGACTCGCAACTTGAACAGGATCTCCGTTCGGGCTACCAAGTACCCAGTGAAGGCATTGGATTAGTCTTTGAAGTTGTTGGAGATCCGCTCAATGCGGCGGGCGGTACTCTAGCTAAAGGAGTGACCGCACCCATGAGAATCGGGTTGAAGGGCAGAATGCTTAAAACGATTCAAGATGTTCAGCAGAAAACCATTCAGCTTGCCAAGTATCAAAACACTTTACAGAAACTGCCCACAGATATCGCAAACAAGAGTTTACAGGCTCTTATTCGTTCACGAATTACAAAAGAATCTGCCAAGTTAGCGGATGAACTGGCAGAACAGCAAAAGGTTTTACAGAAGTATGGAAGCAACTCGCTTCACCTTCGTTTGATGGGTAAAGCCTCACCCGAAACTCTCGGCAAGGTGGCAATGGAAACATTTGACCAGTCAACCGATGCCGGAAAGATGGGCATGGGATTAGTCCAGGAGGCAACAAAAGCAACCGACAAGATGAGCAAACTCCGAAGAGTTGCGAACACTGCGGCCAAGCTCAATCCTGAGATTGCCGGTGCAAGTGTTGGTGCATTAGTGGGTGGACCAGTTGGGGCGGCTGTGGGAGCATCATTACCGACTATCGCAAAGATTGGTAGGTTCTTATCTTCTATGACGGAAAATAGCGCTATCCGTTATATAATAAATTCTGAACGGCAAGCTGGGAGAGAAGTGACTATTGAATCAGCCCGCCAAAGGTATAAGAATATTAAGAATTTAAGTGGTACGGCATTGGGTTTGGGTTCAGCGGCTGGATTTTCATTTGATCAAGATGCATTAGGTGGCGGTGCGGCTATTGCGGCACTCACGGCATTTATTGGTCCGAAAGCATTAAGTTTATATGATAACATTGCAAGGGATGCCCGAGTAGTCGGATCAGAACTTACCCTCGCAAGGACAGGTGATCATACACCATTCTTCCGCAGACTTTCTATGCTCCCAACTCCTGACCAAGGACTGGCTGGAGCAACAATGGATAAATTTAATATCCTAATGAAACCAAGTCCCGAGGGATTAGCTAGTAGAGTAAAAGATGCAATTGCTCAAGGGGGTAGGGCATCGGCAAAAGAGGTAAACCCATCGGCACAACCTTTTAGAGTAGGACCAGGTGGAGAGAAAATCGGGCAAGCCCCAACCATATCGAATGCCACTCAGAAGGTTGCTAATTTCTTGGATAATGCCGGAGCGGTTGGGCGATTAGGTACACCACTCGAAACACTCGGCAGATTCGGCAAAGGGATGGCCGCTGGTGCAAGTCTACCCGCAACGATTGGCTTTGTCGCATCTGCGGGTCAGCCGAGTGGTGCGGTTGCCGGTGCAATCATGTCCGCGCCCTTTACCGCTTTAGGTGCGGGTGCTGGGATGTACGAAAATTATAAGACTAAAGGAGATCTCTACAGCAAACAGATTGGAGATATCCAATATTATCGTGAGCATTTAACGAAAAGCGAACAGGCGGAATTTGATGCCATGCCCGCTCATATCCGCACACAAATTGCTGGATACAGTTTATCTCATCCCGATGTCGTATTTAAACAGACAACTAAAGGGGAGGGCGAGTTTGATCCTATAACGATGGAGGTGTCTTATAATCCGAATGGTTCGGGATATTTAAAGGGGACATTGGCACATGAGCTTACCCACTTCATGGAAGTACACGGACTTACTCCGATGGTTAATCGAATACTATTCGGGAACAAGGAAACCAAGACTGCCGGTGAGTTTGCATCCTACGATAAAGATGGAAATATTGTTTATACTGATGAATTTATTGGGTATACTGACAAAGACGGCAATTATGTAGAAGGACTGCGAGACATCTACATGGATAGACTTCGCAAAGATGCATCGTTAGACCCCGAAGCGGTAGCTGACTACGAGGCTAATCCACAAAAAATCGGAAGAGAAATATTTGCTGACCAAGGAGCGGATTTCCTTTTAACCGGTAAGCGGGAAAAAGCACTCAACCAAGGACCGGCGGGTAAAGCTATACAGGCAACCATTGACGGAATAACTGGAGTGTCTTTCCTCCGTGACTTTCTCCTTAAATTAAATCAGCCACTCAATGCAGATGGAAAATTTATTACTTCGACTGACCTATTTAAAGGCAAACTTCGAAAGATCCCCGAGCTACAGAATTTAATCGAAAAGTATTACAAGGATGTCCGAGGATTAAAGAAGGCAGAAATTGAAGGTTCTGAGTTTACCGATCCGAATACTGGAAAGACTCGTAAGACTGAAGGTAAGAAACCAATCGATGACGAATTTGAAACTCTTTATACAGTTGAGGATCAGAAGAACCCCAATGTGGTTGATAAATTAAACACAGGCGGAATCTATAAGACTAATCCACAGACTGGAGAGATTGAAAAGGATGCACTCGGCAATCCGATCCGCATGACAAAGGGTGAAGTTGATAAAGTATCCAAGGCCGCCGGGGATCATGCCGCAGATGTATTACAAAAGAATGGAATCGATGTCGAAACTAACGACAAGGGTAGGCCATTCGCCAAGGACTTACCAGCACTCAGCGAAGCAGTTATTGATCAACTCGCCAAAGGACCAATCCATCCTAGACAAATAGCCGCCTTGCGTGAAATCTCCCGAGCATTAAGACAGGGAGACGGAGAAAGGGCGGGTATGCTCATCGGATACTATTCTGCCACACAAGGCAGAAAGCCCAAGGCCGTACCATTTGCAGTTCGTACAACAATGCCTTACGGATTTGAGCTTACCGCACAGGGTAACATTCTTGTCCGCATTCACGATGTCGGGCAGATACAGAAAAACCTCGAATTTCTTAAAGGCGAAAGACAGCCAAAGAAATTACCTGACGATTTAATCGGGATGTACGATGAATTGTTTGGAACCGACAATGCCGTTTGGGACGCATTTTCACTTTATAGGCAGAACACGGCCAACGGCATTGATGGCAGAACAGGATTAGATGCTGATCCTGTAATCGCAAATAAGAAGTTAAACTTTCTAAATGCCTTG